GGTATGGTTGCATTTCAAGTGCCAATGCGAACAGCACCATCGTTAGCGATAACTGCTACATCATTTAGAGCAAATATAGGAACTGTAAATGCCAACTCAACTACTGCGCCAACCATTAATAACACATCTAACATAAATACTAGGATAGACCAAGCGGGTTATGGTGGGGCATTAACTGCAGATAGGTCAGGAATTTTTAGATTGAATGCCGATAGTGGTTATGTAGCATTCTCAGCGGAGTTATAAGATGTATAAACTTGTAAACGACAAAGAAACAAACCAACTTGCAAGCATCACTAAAAATGATGGTAGTGGCTTGATTCTTTCTATTCCTATAAATACAGAAAATTCAGATTACCAGCAATATTTAGCATGGGTAGCTGAAGGCAACACTCCGACCCCTGCTGACGAAGGAACACAATGAGCGATTCCTACACGCAAGATGAAGTGAAATCTTTGTTTGATTACAAAGAAGGAAAACTATTTTGGAAAATGGATCGTGCGCGTGGCAAAGTAAAGGCTGGATCAGAAGCTGGTTGTTTATCAAGTCGTGGCTATAAAAGGTTAATGATTGGATACAAAGAAATACCATCACACAGAATTGTGTATTTATGGCATCACGGTTATATGCCTAAAGTTGTAGACCATATTGACGGCAATCCTTTAAACAACAATATTGAGAATTTAAGAGAAGCAACTGCTCAAACTAATCAATACAATCGTAAATTAAGCAAAAACAACACAAGTGGTTGTAAAAATGTTTCTTGGCATGAAAAACAACAAAGATGGCAAGTTCATGTTAAACACAACAAAACAACACATTGCTGGTATGTTGAAGATTTTGAATTAGCAGAACTTGTTGCTTACGAAGCAAGAGCAAAATACCACGGAGCGTTTGCAAATCATGGATAACAACGGGTACACACCTTTAAGAACTCCTTTTACGCAAATGTCATTTTGTCCAGACATTCCTAGCAACGCGCTCTCAAGTAATGAGTACAACTCAGGACTAAACGTAGAGTGTGATGTCAGGGGTATCCGCAAGGTTGCTGGTGAACAAGAAATCCTAGGCACTATTACTGGTAACGTTATCTTTCTAGATGGCGGTTTCCGTGGCACAGAATGGACTTATATCGCAGCCACCCGCGAAGGTAAGTGGTACAAGATTACCTCTGCTGGCGTATCTAACATCACCCCCGGTGTAGGCGCTAACCCTTCTGTTGCCCTGTCTGGCTATACAGATGACACTAATATCACCACCTCATGGGTTGGTAGTGTTTTCTTTATCAATGACAGCCTACGCCCTCCAATGTATTTCTTGCAGTCTGCCACAGAGATATACATCTATGACTCTGCTCCTGATTACTATGTATGGAACTATGAGGCAAGCATAGGCGTAACAGCAGTAACCGCTGCTTTTGTACGCAACTACTCTTCTCCCAATGTAGGCAACATCTTGGTTGCTGGTAACCTCACTAAAACTAGTGGCGGTATAACGACCAACTATCCGACTACTATCCGTTGGTCACAGGCTTTTGCCAATACTGGTGTTCCTGCTACTTGGTCACCTACCTTGAATAACGTAGCCAACGAGCAAGAAATTCCTGTTCGTGGTCCGATCATTGACGGCTTTTTCCTTGGTGCTAACTTCTACATTTGTAGTTACTGGGATACGGTTGTTCTGTCTCCTATTGCTTACCAAAACTCTACAGCCCCAGTATTTGGGGTTCGCTTGTTTAACCAAGGCCGTGGCTTAATCCACAACAACTGTTGGTGCAATACAGACTCTGAAGTCTATGGCGTAGACAGTAGGGACATCTGGGTTTTTGATGGCTCTAACTTTGCTTCACTTGGCAACCAAAAAGTTAAGAACTACTTCTTTGCTAACCTGAACCAGACCTATGCTGACCGCATGTTTATGGTCAACAACACACAAAAGAATCAAGTAGAGCTTTACTATCCTGACCTAACCTCTACAGGCTGGTGTAACAAGATGTTGTCTTGGAGATATGACCTCAAACTTTGGAACGCTCCAAGGGATGTGGCTAATGCTTGTATGGCAACAGAAACTCCTGTTTACAGTGGGGCAGCTTTTAACTATGCTTCCCGCACTGTTGCGTATGCGCGTGGCAATGTAAGTGGCTCAAAGATCAGACAAACCAACATCACCAATGGCTTTGCTGGTGCTGCTATTCCTGCTTTGTTTGAGCGCACTAACGCCTCATTACAGACCGCTGAAGGGCCTGTTCCTTACTCAGCCAAGGTCTATGTACACCGCATACTTCCAGAGGTTTCTGGCACTGGCAAACTGACCATTTCTGTGGGTGGTGCAAACTCTACTGCTCAAACTCCTACGTATGGCGAGTCGGTCAAAACAGACATAGTGACAGACAATCCTTGGGTGACTACTCAACAAAACACTGTCAGAACAATGGCTGTCAAAGTTGAATCTAATGATGCAACAGACACATGGAACATTCCTGCCCTCAATTGGCAAGCCACCATTACTGAGGATGCGTACTAATGCCATTCTTTCTTGACGGCAATCCAACACAGTCTGAAGTCTCAGAGGCGGTTAATTACCTCCTTAGTAACTTTACACAGACTGTAGAAGCAGACCCAAGTACTGGACAGGTAAGTGGTCCTACAGGTGCTGTTACTGGATACCTGTACAAGTACATATCAGTCAAATACGCTGACAGCTTTGATGGCACTGTTAACTTCAGCAATACGCCTACTGGAAGACTGTATTACGGCATTAGAAACTCTGACGACAGCACCGAATCTACTAACCCTACCGACTATCTTTGGTCGCTAGTATCAGGTGGTGGATTTCTTACAACCAAGTACCTCTATTACATAACTACTGGTGGCAGACAGATTCAGTTTGCTGTGGCTACCTCTACGCCTAATACAGGCTGGGTTATTGATCCAAATACTGCCATTGATTTAGATGTAATTAGCGGTGCTAACGGTCCTGCTAACTTTGTAGTGATCCGTATAACTAACAGTTCGACTGCACCAACAGATGCTGAATGTATTGCTGCCATAGGAAGAACCCCTATTGCCAATGACTTATGTACTATTAACTACAACAGTGGCATATCTTCTATTATCTATAAATACACTACAGGTTGGGCAGTATTTCAAAGTTACATTACTGGCGACATCATTGTTGCCGCGACTATTGTTGCTGCAAATCTTAGTGTTGCTCAACTATCTGCAATTTCCGCTAATCTTGGAAACATTACAGCAGGTGACATAACGGTAGGAAGTTCTCCAGCAATCAGTGGAACTTCCATGACTGGCTCTGGTACGCATCTTTATTCCAATGGAAGATTTGTACTTGGTAATCCAACAACAAACATTTCTTTTGACAATACCAACCTTTCAATTAATGGATCGTTAATTGGAACTGCCAATGTTGTTGCTAACGCTATAACGACATCAAATGGAAGCACTAGTAGCGGTAGCGGGGCAAACGTAGCTGTATCGTTAACTGCTGGGGAAAGGGTGTATGTAAACGGATATAGCAGTACAAGTTATCCAACAGGATCATATGTATTATTAAGTAGAAATACTTCATTAAGTGTTAGTGGCACAGCCTCTGCTACTTTAGCCACAGTAGGAACAAATTATGGTGTAGATGGTACAGGGTTTGGATATGCTGGAGCAACACCAATAAGTGCCGTGTATACAGCGCCAACTACTGGAAGTTATACCTTTACAGTGTCATATGACGCTGGTGCTGGTTCAACGGCAGTACAAGTGATTGGTTTAAAACGATGAACTTTACTATTTACAACACTGCAACAGGACAAATTATTCAATCTGGAATTTGTTCTGATATTTCTATACAAGCCATTCCTGATGGATGTTCTTTGTTAGAAATTAAAAGCGATGCTTTAAATCAATACATTGATAACGGGCAATTAGTTAATATTCCTGCTAGACCTAGCAATCAGCATGAATTTGATTATTTAAGCAAATCTTGGGTTATTAATATTGAATTGCTAAAAGAAGTGGTTATTGCTCAAAGAAGCAATTTGTTATTTAAGTCAGACTGGACGCAACTACCTAATAGTCCTTTGACCCAGCAACAACAAGAACAATGGGCTACATATCGTCAAGCATTAAGAGACATAACCGCCCAATCGGGTTATCCAGCAAATGTAATTTGGCCTACTAAGCCAACGGAGTAAATATGGGATATTCAGCACAAGTTCAACAAACCCCTAACCAGTCTGGCAAAGGGTTTCAACAGTCTCCTACAGACAACAGCCAACTGCAAAGTCCTGTGCAAAGCACTATGAATGGACAGCCTACTCCTATGGGTAAAGGTGGCGCTGTAACTAACTCGGCAACCTCTGGTCAACCCCGTGTAGGACAGCCAAACCTATACCCCAATACTGTGGGTATGGGGGATAATACACAACAACAACCTAATCAAGCGCAAGCTAAAGGTAAAGGAGCGTAATCATGGGAATGGGATCAGGTAAATCTTCTGGCAGTCAGCAAACAATTCTCACGCCAGAACAGCGTCAAGCACTACAAGCCCAGACAGAATTTATGACTGGCACGGCAATGCCGGCCTATCAAAACACGATAGGACTAGCCAGAAACGCTTATGAACAGGCAGCACCTGCATCTGATATTGCCGCCCAACAAGCATCTCAAGTTGCCGCAGGAACAGGTGCTTTACAGGGTGCTGCTGGCGCTCAAGCGTATGGCACTGGCATGCAGGGAATGGCCTCTTTGTTTGGCCCACAGTATGAACAAAATCAAATCCAAGCTGCCCTGCAATCAGGTCGTGAATCTGCCCGTGAATCCCAAATGGGTCAAAACGCTATGTATGGCGCGGCAGGTGGACTAGGTTCTGCTCGTATGGCTTTGGCTGACAGAAATATGGCAAGTTTGAATGCACAACGTCAGGCTACTGCTGCCGCTGGCGCACAGGCTCAAGTTCAACAAAACCAACTTGCCGCCTCTCAAGGGCTTACACAAGCAGGTGCTGCTGGTTTACAGGCTGCCAATCAGGCGGCTGCTTCTCGTATTGGATACGCACAGACACCACAAGATGTTTTGGCAAAGTACGCTTCGGTTGTATTTGGTATCCCACAGGCTGGCACTACACCAAACTTTGCTGGCACTCAAAGCAGTACTGGTCAAAGCCAAAGCAAGGGCTTCAAGATTTAAGGAATCGCTATGGCAGAAAGTCATCCATTTGCAAATGCTGGTTTAGGAATGTTTGGGCAAGATGTAGGTCTTGCTCGTCAAATGGCTACGCCAGAAGTAAAAACTGATAAAGAAGGTAAACCATTAAATCCAATTGGGATGGGGCTTGCTGCTTTATTAAAAGCATTTGGTGGTGGAACAAAAACACCAGACGCTATGTCTTCGCCACAAGGTTCTGTGCCTCCTACACAATACGAGCCAAGTTCTGCGTTTCCTGAAGTAACGCAACAACAATACACATCACCTTACATAAGTGGTGGTGGACCAAATCAGATATGGGGAAACAAGCCCATGCAAAACCCTGTTTATGGTGTTCCTCCGTCTACGCCAAATATGCCAATGGCTGGGTTTCAAACTCCTAATCAATTTTCAACACAACCCCAAACAAATACTTCTGGCGTTTCTTCGTCAGTTGATCTTTTGTGGAGATAAATAATGGCAGAAATAGTAGACCCAAACGCTGTAGTCACACAACCCTCTGCAACAGTTACTCCTGTAGTTGCTGCTCCAGTAGTTGCTGATGAACTAACGCCTAGTCAACAATTTGATGTTGCAGTAACTGCGCGTGATCCACGTAAAGCAATGGAAGTAGCAACGCGAAATATTGGAACTCCTGTTGCTGTAGCCGCTGTCAAAGCTGCCGATCTAATGCTTAAAGGTGAAGAGGCTTTTAAAGCAATGATTGGCCCTGTAGATAAAGCAGGAGGTTTAGGAACGCCTGAAGGAAACTTAGCCGCTTCTAAGCAAGCACAAAAACTATTTCAACAAGACGAGCCACGTTTTAAAGAAGCCTTTATACATTATTTGACAGGCGACACCAACATGGCGAGAGCCTTGATTACTGGTGGCTCTGTTACCAAATCTATTGTTACTGACATTAACGGCAAACAAATCAAAGTATCTAAAAACCAACTTGGCGATATTGTTGATGTTGAAGATTCTTTGGGCAACAAGTTAACTCGTGAAGAGTATGACAAGCGTTATGTTGGTCGTCAAAAGTTTGAAGACACTCTTGGTTTTATTAGCCAAAAGCAACAACAAGAAGAAAATATTAAAGCGTTAAAGAAAAGCCAAGAATCAAACAATGCTTTTATTTCCGCAGCACCAGAATTAGAGTCTAAGTATGGACAAATCTATGATGACCTTGGTTATATCCGCTCAATGGGTAAAGGTCTTGGTGCTAAAGAATACGCTGATGTATTGAAATTTACTAGTAACTCTTTGGGTACAGCAGACTCTGTATCTAAAGGTAACAGTACGCTAGATCAAGCCAATCAAAATCGTTCTGCCAACATTGGTAAATCATTAACAACTGAACAAACTTCAGCGCTTGGTCTTGGTAAAGATAATAACTTGGGCTGGAGATGGACCAACAAAGGCATTGAAAGCCAAGATGGTAAACAATCAGTTTCTTATGATGATCTCAAGCAGAAGCAAAGCACTGAAAACAAAACTAACGATTTAACTCGTAATTATCAACAAACTCGCAGAAACTTAATTGAGTCTAAAAAGTTTCAGCAACTTGAGTCAGGTGATCAAAACAGATTATTGGGAGTGCTTGAGAACTCATATCAAGTTTCTCAAAAGCAAATGGAATTGCAAGCCAAGCACGGCACTCCTACCTTCATGGTGTTGCCATCTGCTGTGGACATTGAAGACCAATACGGTTTAGGCCAAGCAAAGGCTATTCAAGGTATCTTTAATGCCAAGGCATTGCAGTTGTATACCGCTTATGAAAAGAAGATGCTGGCTGAAAGTGGTGGTATTGCTCCTGATCCTAAAGAATTGGAAGCAGGATTTACTCGCACTGAAGCCTATAAAACATTAATCAGCGAAGCAAAAGCAGCGCAATCAAAGATTATGGATGAGCCTACAAGGGCTTCAACTGGATCGGTTGATGTAAGGGCAGGTGGCAGAGAGTTTAGAGAAGGTGAACCACCTTCACCAGCAGTGCCACCAGCACAAGCACCAAGAACAAGTCCTTCTGCTAGTAGACCGCCTCCTGCTCAATCAGTACCTGCTGGAGTTCCTAGAGGTTCTGTGAAGTCTGGAAGAGTCTCTGCTGATGGTAGACCATTATGGAAAGCTCCAGATGGTTCATTACATACGGAGGATTAAATGGCAGTATATGAAGGTGATACCTACACGGTAGACGAATACAAAAAACTAAACACTGCCACTGGCAAAGAGTTTGGCAAAGCAGGTGAAGAGGTAATTGGTAAACAAGCGCAGGATTG